TCAGGAGGAGCCCTACCGCAATCCAAAGAGCTACAACTCCGCCAACAAATCCTAAAAACAGAGCTGGCTGTAAGTAACATCATAAGCAAGCGAAAAGCATTGTTCCTTACCGATTTAGAAGCAGTACGCGCAAAAGAACAACTACTAGCTGCCAGCCTGGTAAAAGAAACACAGATACTTGAGCTGGCACGTCAACAGGCACTTACTAGCAGCAAAGTCCCAGAAGACAACGCTTTAATTAACGAGCTATACGACGACCGTCTGAAAAAGATACAAGCACAAAACTTCCTGCTCAGGGAACAAAACGGCTTGGCCGAGAAAAACATACTGCTCCAACGCGACCTAATTGCACTCCGCAACGAGCAACAGACCGGAGGCATCGTTCAAGGGCTGGAGCGCGGCATTGAGGACGCCAACTCACGCAGTTCCTCTGAGATGCTGTCGCTTCGCATCAAACAACTCCGCCGTCAAGAAGACCTAATCGGCGGAATCAACAACAAGCTTGCAGAGCAGAAATTAATAGAAGGGGGCGATGACGCCGAAAAAGCAGCAGCTGCCACCAGAGAAATCGGCTTCTTAGAGCAGCGCAAAGCAGCCATCGAGGCACTTCTACCAGCACTAAACCAAGCCGAGCAACAGCAGCTCCGCTTCAATCAAGCCTTTGCAGCTGTCACCCCAGCAGTCAATTCCCTTGTGGGTGGCCTTCGCGAAGTAGTCGCTGGCACCAAGACCGTCGAGGAAGCCTTTGCCGACTTCCTGAACACGATTGCGGACCAGCTAATCCAAACAGCCGCGACGATGATCGCGCAATACATCGCCATCGGCATTGCCAAAGCGTTTGCGTTTGGCCCTAGTGGTGGTGGTGGGGGTATCGATGCTTATGGCGGCGGAAACCCTCTAGGTAATCTCATTTACCCAGGCAGGGCAGCTGGTGGCCCTGTAACCGGCGGCTCACCTTACATCGTGGGCGAGAAAGGGCCGGAGCTGTTTATTCCCGGTGTCACTGGAGCGATCAGCAACAACGACCAATTCGAGGCAGCCCGCAATGCACTAAGCGGCGGTAATAGCAGCTCTAGCGAAGCCTTTGCTGACAATGCCGAAGCCATCGGCACTACGACCTCTTACACTAAAGAGCGGGTACTGGAGCGTGAACGCATCGCTTCGCTGAATAGCAACCCAATCGATGTCCGCGCTGAAACCACTGTCATCAACAACGTGGAGTATGTCACCGCCGAGCAGTTTGCAAAAGGTATGCAATCTACAGCTCGCGATGCTCAGGCAAGAGTTTTGAGTGATCTCCGCAACCGTCCAGCCACTCGCGCACAGGTAGGTATGAGATGACCGTTGCAATCGGCACATACATCAAATTGATGAATAACGGTGGCTCACCGTTGGGTTATGGCTTCCAGAATTTTCATTCTGGCGAAACTAGGACTTACAACAGTGACATCTACATATTTGCTGCTTTTGGATTCAGTGGGGGTACGGTCGATTTGCAGGCTGGGAATATCAGCGCCAGTCTGCTTTTTGCTGTGAACGAACTTGATTTAGCGGTGTTTCAGCAAGCAGTCGAATCTCGATGGTTGATCCAAATCCGCACAGTTTGGCTCGACCCGGATACGTTGGAAGAAGGGACTACTTACGGAGAGGAAATGTATGCAATCACGGGACTAGAACATGACACAAGTAGGTTGTCTGTCCGGCTAGGAAGTCCTATGGATGCTGTAAGCCAAAACGCTCCACGCAGACTGTTGACACAAGATCTTGTCGGCAGTCTTCCTTCTACTGGCAACATCAATCTCCAATAATGCTGACTCCGAATCGCCAAATTGCTCTACTGCCGCAGGATCGTCAGATCATGCAGCTCACTGGAATGAGCGAAAAGGACTATCGCTTTTTCATGCGGCAAGCGATTCTGCATTCCAAGTTGCGACCAGGGGAGCCAACAAATTTTCTTGTTATCCCTTTTGTAATCAAGCTAGTCATAGGGCTTGCGTTGGCATACGCGGCCACTTTGCTTGCGCCCCGGCCAAAGCCACCTGAGCAACAAAACCTAGATTCAACAACAGTTCAAGGGCAGAACCTTGTCAACGGTGCTCGGTTTACCCCGAAGAGCGGATTTGATTCAATTCAAAACGTTGTTGAGCTTGGATCGGTTGTGCCACTGGTTTATGCAAAGCGTCAAATCATTGATGGCATTGGGTACGGCGGGGTGCGAGTCAATACGAATTTAATCTGGTCCCAGATTTACAGCATTGGCGGAGGACAGTTGTTGAGAGCAGTGTTTCTTATAGGTGAAGCAAAGATAACAAATTTGGATGCAGAGCAATTCGCTATCGGGAATAATTTAATCAACGGATACGACCTTAATAGTGATTTTGGCCGAATAACTATTTATGCCAGTCCTGACGGGGGCCGTCTAACCTCTACTGATCGCATTGCTGGCCAACTCGCATCAAACGATACAGGTAACGCCATGAATGATGGCGGTCTTGACGTGTTTCAAGTTCGCGGGGTGAATAACAACTGGACAACTGATTTTTGCCAAGTCTCCACTCCAAGCAATCAGACAGCTTTCGGTTTGTATGGCTTCATAGGGAACAACTTCTCATTCAGAGTCAACCCATCTTTTCGTACAGCTCGCAAAGCAGAGACCAAATCAAACGGTGAATTAAATTGCGCTATTGACTTTCAACAAAGGGCAGAACGAGATAAGCAAGACTATGTTTTCCCAGGTCGCGTAGGCGCTATCAGTGGATCTAACGCGCTAACGGTGCTGAATGTTGGAGATGACGTAACAGTATCGATCTACAAAAGCACCGACATCGAGCGAGTGTTTGAGCGCGGGGGCGGTGAGGGGGAGGCTAGCTGTGGTGACGTAGGTCAGAGCGTAAGTTCGCGGCAGCGATCCAATGACGAGCAGATCAATTACGGGGATCTGTATCGAATCGGCAGCGCCCTAGCAATCTGTAAGGCTCGAACAGACGAGGTATTTGTCTCTGATGCAGACAACGATCCAGTGGGAGGAGGCACGACAACAAATGCAACCTTTGAGGTTATTCGTGCTGGGGATGCACACCTATGGACATCTGGAACGATTGAAGCGTCTGGCGGATACAACGCAACGCAGCGAAGCCACATCATGCAAACAGCCGAGGCAATTTTCTCGACTGAACGCCAGGGAAGAGTTGTTGAGGTTGGAATCCGTAGCAATCTTCAGGTCAACATTTCGGGGCTATGCAATCTGAAGGACGCCAGAGGTTACGAGCGCATTGACTTTGATGCTTGTGATAAGGATGACGGAAAAGATATTGAAGATGCCGAGCTGACCAACTTCATTAGCGGTCAATACAGCACATTTGAGACCCGCTATTCGTTTTTCAGGGTCAGCTACCGGGTTTCGGGATCAAATGATGCGTACACCGACCTAGATCAGTTATTCGGTGTGAGAAGCACGACCGGCGTTGCCGTCTATAACTATCTGCGCTTCGAGTTCCCTGACGTTCGGCGCTGGGAGATTCGGATGACACCAGTCAGCGGCTGGGAAGTGCGTAACAACATTGCTACAGGGGATCTGGAGGTTTTAGACCCACATCTCGGAAACTTAAGGACTGTCGTTAGCGGTGACGTGTCTGTCAATTACACGGGCGAGCAAGTTTCGAGGAGTCAGGACACGTTTGCGATACAAAGCCTTTCGCCCCTAGAGACACAAATCTCAGCAGTCAATACAGCAGGAATGACTGTTGGCCTCGGTTACCAGGCTGGAACGTATTCCGTGACCCTAGATGCAACCAGTGGATCAGGAAAAAATGCTCAGGCGACAATAGTGGTAACGGGCACAAGTGTTTCTAGTTTCACGCTTACGGACGGCGGCAGTCTATTTCGTGTAGGTGATGCAATGAGAATTAGGGATCCCGACAGTGTGCCGGGGTTAATCAATCCGGCCAGCCCCCCAACGCAGATTTTTCAGATCAGCGTTACGGCTGTCACTAAGAAAGATTTAGGCACGGGTTTCGATGATGGCGAATTTTACGCGGATGCGTGGGCACGTTTGGCGGAATCATTTATTTACAACGAAATCACGGCGACCACTAGCCAACCTGAGCACCAAGTCGTTTATCTGAACTGTATTACTGAGAATGCCACCACCCCTAACTACGACAATCTGGCCATTGTTGGGATGAATATACGCAGCAGCAAAGAGATTAAGACGCTAAACCAATTTAGTGTTTATGTGAATGAAGGCATTAACGCTACCAGCAACTTTTCAGAAGTTCTATACGACTTGCTGACAAACGATCGATATGGAACAGGACAGGTACTTAGTCCATTCCAAATTGATAAGGCAAGTTTTGAAAATGCCGAAGCATGGACGGCATCAAGACGTTACTTTTTTGACGGCGCTGTTGGTGACAAGATAAACATCCGCACTTGGGGCTCGAACGTAGCGCGTAATTTCTTGCTAGATCTGCTGGTACGGAACGGAAAATTTGCACTCCAGCCAGTAGCGAGTTTCAACGCACCAGAAAGGATCACTCAGCTATTTACGGCGGGGAACATTATTGAAGACAGTTTCCAGCTAAGTTTTATTGATGATCAGGATCGAATACCACCACGTATATCAGTGGTTTGGCGTGAAGAGCGGGAAACAAACAGCGTAAACGGTAAGGGGCTGTTTCCTGTAGTGCGTGAGGTAACAGTACAGGAGGGGCCGACTCCTGACGATGCACCGCTCGAAAAGATTGACATCAGCGATTATGCAACTAGCGAGCGCCATGCAATCGACTTAGCAAAATGGGAATGCCTGTCGCGCAGGCTTGTCACCCATACCGTCACGTTCAAAACCACCCCGACAGAAGCGGCGTTGGATATAGGCGCTGTGTTCAAACTAGGTATGGAGACAATCAGTTACAACCAACCACAAAACGGAGCGATTGCTGCTGACGGCACAGTGACCGCGTGGCCAGAACTTTCGGACGGATCGTATGACGTTCTTCTGTGGGACGGCAAGTCGAACCTTATCCAAGAGCTTTCGCTAAGTATTGCAAACGGAAAGTCAACTAAAACGTCAGCAGTGTTCTGTATAAAAAACTCAATCAGTAATGTTCAAACTTACAAAACACAGTCGCTTAGTTTTGATGAAGATGGCAACATTGATGTTGTCGCTACTTATTACCCAACCACAGAAACCGGGTATTCAAAAATGGTCGCAGAGTTTAGCGATTCAAACTTCCGTATTGAGGGTGCTTTGAATGATTATGATGAATACACAGGCACAGCGTCTGGAAATGACTTAGAGGATCTTGATCTTGGTTGACCCTAGGAATGACTAATGCCTGAATTTCCAGCCCTATCCCCAACTCGCCGCAGCTTCACCCCTGGTGAGTACCCGACCAGGCGGTTCAGTAGCATCAGCGGAGCGGGAACAACCCGGCTATACGGCAGCAAGGCTTTCGACGCAACTCTTGACCTTGAATTTCTGCTAAACGATCTCGACACCAACCTACTTCTTCAGAGCTGGCACGACAGCTTAGGTGGGGCAAAAACTATGACACTGCCGCATAGCATTTTTGAAGGTATGCACGGCCCTGAAAGCCAGATACCCAGTTACTTGAGTTGGAGATGGAGTCAAACCCCAGAAGTTCAGTCCGTACAGCCGAACAGGAGTAGAATCAAAGTAAGGTTGATCGGGACGCTAGACGGCTGATGACAGTATTAACAGGCTCTAGCGGCTCGCTTAGGTTCAGAGGCAACACGATAGGGAGGTGTCGCAACTGGAGCGTATCGATCAATCGTGATTCGCTAGAGGACACAGGGATTGGGAGTTACGAGCGTACCTATATCCCCGGTCTTGTGGGTGCGAACGGAACCTCAACGATTTTATATGATCCAACCGAGCATCAGGTTCGTGAACTGCTAAACAGTATTTTTGAAAACGAAGCAGGTGATAAAGGTATTGAGTTTGTTTTCGACAAACGCGAATCTAAATCGCTTGCTTGTAAAGCATTTGTCACGTCGGTAAGTCCATCGGTCAGTGTTGGCGAAGTACAAGCGGTATCGGTTAGTTTTCAGATCACGGGGGCCATTAGCGGAGGTTTCTAGTGGCTGTACTTGGCGTCGAAGGCAAACTGGTTTTACAGCGTGAAGCGCCTAAGGAGCTGGTGTTTGCACCTGGAGCGATCAATCTTGCAAGTGACACTCTTCAGACAGCAAGCACGGATTACTTAAACGGCGATGAAGTTGTTTTATTGAGTGAGCGAGGGCTTCCTTTCCTTACTGCCGGTGGCGTCCCACAGTGTCCAGACGGTTTTGCAAATTACGCTGGTGGAATTTACTACAAAGGCACAAATCGATCACACATTGCGGACGATAGCGATAGTTTCTACGCCAACAATAATGATGATTTCTATGCTGATGCCCCACTGTTAAATGCTTGGCAGGGATTTGTTTATAGAGACAAGTTAAATAGATTAAGTTTCTACAGCACACACTCTGACGCCCTTAACGGGAACACGGAATCCCGGCTGGCAATGGAGTCTGTTGATTATCACGCCATGATCATGGCTTCCGGTGTAACCACGCAGAATTACATCAGCGCACTAGCCGCATGTGCTGGTGATTTGGGCGAGTACACCTTTAGCGATGCTCAAGACGAGGTTACGCTCAAAAGCGTTTGCGATTATGCACCAACCTATGAAAACCCTTTAGCTGGTTCAACTGAATATGACGATGCCAATTTAAGTCCTCGGCACAGAATCAACACACCTGCCACAGGTTTTATTTGGCAGGTTGTTTGTGATCTGGCCAACTGGAGCTTGGATCTATCGGCAGACAGTATCGACACCAGTGTTGTAGGCGAAAAATTTGGCGAAGCAGTAAAAAGCATCGTTACGGGAGGTGGATCGCTTGAATTTATGGTTGACCGTAAAAACAAAACCGAGCTGCAAGCAGACAGCAACACAATCCTCCATCTGTTGATGATGACAGAGCAAGGGTGTAAAGCGAATGCTCAGTTTTACATGATCAGTAACGCGAGTGAATCATGCAATGCTTTATCGGGCGATCTCTATTATGAGGCCGATATTTTAATCACTAATATTGCGCTGAACTTGAGGCCACAAGAAATCGTTGCTGGAACTGCGAATTTCGTCAGCACAGGTGCGATCAGCTTAAAGCAGGGCAGCAACTGAAGCTAGACTAGACTCAGCACATTCGTAACGCGACTCGGCAATGACAGAAATCATCCGAGGTGGTCAAGCCGGTTCACCTGATGACATAAACGTATCGCAAGGCGATTACCGCGCCCAACTGGCCGCCATCACGGATGCAGTACGACAGCTAGGCGGAAACCCAGAGATTGCCCCTGGCGGAACAACAGTCAACGATCCTCTCAGCGCACCATACGTTTTATACGTCAACAGTTATACCGGCAAAGACACGTTTGTTACTGGCGATTATGCCAGTGCCGATGACGGAAGCTTTGAGCAAAAGATGAAACGCATTAGCCTGCAACGGCTTGAATGCGGCTATACCGAGGCGAGACCCTTCCGCACAATCAACCGGGCGGTCATTGAAGCAGGCATTATTACCAGCCGGGATTATCTAACGCTTGGGAACATTTGTGGTGATC